GGGGGCCCCCAATCTTTTCTTATCTTTGGGCACCGCCTTTGCTCCTGGAGGCCTTTTTCTTCGCACTCTTCGCAGGAGTGGAGCCGTCCTCGGAACCATTCTCCTGCGATTCGTATAAGTTTTTTACTGTGTCCTCGCCCAGGAAGGTAAGCTGGCCTGTCTTGACGAAAAGCTCCATCGTCTGCGCCGGCGTGAGATCATCGAATGATGATGTATCCACACCAATCATCTCAAATACCTTCATCATTTCCTCGTCACGCTTGAAAACATCCTCGATCTCCGGCACCTTCTGGATGTCCACGCCGTCTTCCTTCAGCCTGCGCAGCTCACCCCGGGTCAGCCCGCGTATCTCGATATTATGTGCTCCGATTGTGACTTTCATAGCCCCTCCTTATGTGAATTGCAGACTAATTTCGTCATCGCCGCTGTTTCTCTTTAGCTCGCACTCCATCTCCTGGATGGCGATCCCATCGTGCTCCCCCGGCTTCATACCTACGATTTGCACCTTCGGCGCCGAGATGGTGCAGATATTGCCAGCCGCAGCGCCAACCTGGGCGTTTAAAGCCACCAGGCTCCCGGCCTCCCAGAGTTGCCACCAGTCTTTGGTGGCCACAAGCACGTCCTCTGGATCCAGGGTCAGCTTCGGCTCCCGGCCGGTGATCATGGCGCTCACATAGCCCTGCGCCGCATTCGCGCTCGGCCTGAGCACAACATTGTTCGCAATATCGATCGAGAGGTTCTCAATGATTGCAGTATAAGCATCGAGCGTGAAATTGGCGCTTTTAAACGCGGGTGGAGACGTAGACTGATATGTGACGCCTGCAAGGAGATTGAGGTCGGCATCGCTGATATTGGTGCCCGTAAACTCGAAGTGAAAGACTCCAGGCTCGCCCGCTTTGAGGTCCAGCTTCCAGGTACCCCGGCAGCCAGCCACCTCGTATTTCTTTCCATCAACAAACCAGCCAATGGTCAGGCTGGGTACTCCAGTGGATGCCGGATCATAGGTGACACTCGTATTCGCAACGATGGTCTCTGCCATGCTACAGGCCCGCAGCAGTTTTCCGAATTCCGGTGGCGTACCTGCCTCGCCAGAGCCTTTCAGCTCCACGTCAAAGCTGATCTTGGCTTGTGCTGAGCCCGGCACCTTTGGAAATGGTGAGAGGGAACTCGATGCCGCCGGTCTCTCTGTCATCTTAAGCTCGGGCTCATATGAGACGTTGCCTGCCAGCAGCACATCAGCCGCAGCCAGGGTCTCTGGTGTCCCTTCCGTAGCTTCCTGCTTTGCTGCAATCTGCAGCCGTTTCCAAATGAGTGGCATAATTTATTCCTCCTAAACTTATGGATACAACAACGTTTGCGCTGTTTCATACTCCGCGCTATAAATTGAAATGCCTCTGCTGAACCACACGGGTGTTTCTCTTAGCAATGTTATGGGAAAAATGTCCATAGAAAGCATTGAGCCGAACAATGAGTCCCGTATGGCGTTCAGCATGGCATATGTGCCCGGGTTTTTGGCGCCGCCCCGCCTGGCTTCCTCATCTGCGCGCAGACTTTTATCGCAGACGAAAAGAATGTAACTCATCTTTTCGATCTTTCTGGCGCCATGTTCAGCATATTCTGACCCGCCATAGACCACATATATTGCCGGGAAAAGCCGGACCAAGCGGTTGATATCATCCTCGCTTTCCAGCTCGCCCTGGTACGATTTGATTGCACGGACACCCAGGTCTGCTTTGATCGGCTGAAGCTCATTGATAATGGCGTCCTCGATCTGCTCTATTGTGTAGCTGCTCATCAGAACCCGCTCATCGTATCTCTCGTGAAAATACGCTCGCTTTGATCGATATCTACGCTGTTGCCTGTGTTCTCGGGTGCTGGGGTTGATGCGCCCAGGCTGATCTGGCCTGCGGCGACCTTCTCCAGAAAGCGAACAGCGTTCTTGTACCGCTCCAGCCTGTTCTCAGGCACACTGTCGGCCCGGCGGGAATAAAGGTTGTAGATGGAGATGTCCACGCCCGTCTTCCGGATGATGGCCGGTACTGGCTCCAGGGGAACCGAGTAGCGCCCCTGGCAGTATGCGTCGATCGTGGCATCGGCATCGGATATAGCCCTGGTGACCACATCTGTATCCACCGAGCCAGTGCCCTCATCATCAGTCAACTGGACGAGGGTGTCCTCATCCAGTTGCTGAAGTATGTCATCCTGCGTGCAATAGGCCACGAACTCTTACTCCTTGGCGTGTTCCCGCCTTATTTTTTCGCGCTTCGTCTTTTTGTTGCCGCCCGAGGGCTCGTCCGCATCCGGCTCCATAGGCTCCCCGGATATCCGCTCAACGATGAGCATGGGCTCTGCCTCTAATATCCCGAGTTCTTTTTCTGAGAACCTGCCATCCGGATAAATTGTGGGCTTTTGGCTGTGCGCGATCCCGCACCTTCGAAAACCTTCTTTTTTGCTTGTAATCCGTATCGGCATAATTACCTCCTCCTTTGCTCTTTTAACTTTCAGCTTTCAGCTTCTTTAGCCTATGCCAACCACGGCACCACGAGCAGCTTGGCCGTGCCGTACCACGGATTGCCTGCCCCTGCCGCATCATTCTGGGTCTCGACGATTTTCTTGCCTGCCTCCTCCAACGTAGGAGGCACCACCAGGTGGGTCGGCACGATACCGAGCGGTACGCCTTCGTCGTTCTTGAAGCTCATCATGGCGGCCCGTGCTGCTGCATAATTAGTGGAGTTGAGCGTGTCCTTGCTGGCATAGGTCATTTGCCAGAAGCCAAAGCCCACGTTCTTGCGGTCGTCCACGCCGTAGCGAAATTTTCTTCTCATGAAGACGTGCTCGTCGTCGGGCCGGTCCATCGCCACAAACTGGGGCTCCCTGCGAACCTGGAAGATCAAGGGTTTTACCGGTCGGCTGAGGTCCAAGAGGTACCAGGCTGTCCCAGCTCCGCCGCCGAAGTTGGATACGCTTGCGCCCGCTACGGGGTGGTCGGTATCGAAAAAATACTGCCCATCGTAGCAGGCAGTAGTGAAGCCGGCTGCCAGCAGTCCAAAGACCAGGATATCGCGGTGTTGCTTGGCTGCAGCGCCCAGGCCCTGGATCATCGGGGTGTAGACGCCGACCTGGTCATCTTCGATGTCGTCGCGATCCACCTCTACGGTGGCCTCGTAGTCCTTGTTGACGATCTCATAAGAGAACGCGCTGAGATCCTTTATTGCGCGCTCACCGACCCATTCCTTCATCATAGGGAAGTCACCGAGCCACTTGTAATCCACGCTCCTTCCGCTTGACGGTGCGCGCATGGCCACGAGCTCCCACATGGTGCGGGCGCCGTCAAAGGCCTGTTTGAAGATCGTTGAGAAGGACTTGTATATGCCCTGTAATGTCGCCTGATTGATAATCATTGTCTACTTCCTCCTTGAATGTTAGATTTTTGCCCTACGAATCCATAATTTGGGCTGCACGCAGCTTGGCAAGCAAGGCGTTGAAATCGGTTTTCAGGCCAGCGACATCGCTGGCAGTGGAATCTGCCTGCGCCGCGGCCACCTTGTCGCCGGGGATAAAAACCCAAACCCCGTCGCTCTCGACGGCGATGCACTTGCCGGCCACGATCGAGTTGGTGCCTGGCTCCTTGGCCACGGTTTCATCGTCTTCGACGAACACGTCCTTGCCAATCTCGGCCACGGTTACTGCGTGGGTAGCAGAGTTTTTAAATTTGAATGCCCTGTTCCGCCGCGCCAAAACGGTCTCATCACCATTTGCGCCGGAGCTGTTGTCCACGTACTCCTCTGCCCGGCCCATAACCACCAGGCCCGCGGTATCTGCCGCAGCAACCGCGTAGCCCGAGCTGTTTCGTGCCACCATGCCGCCGGCGTATATCTTTGCGCTTGCAGCAACTGATAGCTGTATGGTCTCTGCGTCCCTCATGGGGGTCTTTCTGTCTGCGCTAAGTGCCATTTCTTGTTACCTCCTTTAGTTAAATGTTAGACGTTAGACGTTTCACTCCCTACGTTTCTGCCTGTGGTCCGTACTTTTTCCAGGTCTCCTCGTCGATACCCAGCATCTTATTGATGCTTACCTGGACGTCATCCAGCTCATCCTTCTTGTCCTTGGCCGGTTTCAGCCCCTGCACGGGAACCACGCTTCCGGCAGGTCGAGAGAGCACGATCCGCTCAAACTGCTCAGGGCTTTTCTCGGCCAGGTCACGGCCCCAGGCATCCAGCTCCTCGGGCGAGGTTTTGCCTTCCTTGAGTGCCTTCTCGACCAAGTCTTCCTGCTTCATCTTGGCGATTGTCCGTTTCAGCTCGGCCACCTCCCGGCTGAGCTTTTGGGCCGCGTCCGCCGGCGCCTTGAGCTCTTCAATCTTTGCAAGCACCACCTCTTTCCCGGCCTCTTGCTCCACCACGCCAAGGGCCTCCAGTACCTCCTTGCAGGCCACGATCTGCGTGCCTTCAAATTCCTTGTTCTTTGCTACCACGGCCTCAACGGCCTCCAGCACCTTGTCCTCGCCTGCTTCGTCGGGCAGGCCTAAGAGTTTACGGATCTTTGTGATCATCTTTGCCTCCTTTCTGAATTCTCCAATACCAAATTTTTCCCTAAATTTATCCAGTCGCGCATTGATGATTGCGCGTTCCTCGGGTGTGTATTGCCTTTGGTTGTCCTTCTGCCCCCAATAGCTGGCCGCCGCCCTTGTCTGTTCGGCATCCGGGCAGGGGTAACGGTAGTTCACAGGGTCCAACCATTGGTCGTCCGGCACGTCCTCCCACTCGGAGGGTTTGGTCACATGGCCGCCTTCCTTGATGCCGATACCGTACTTGCGGCTCCGGCGCTCCTGCGCCACGCGGGCCTCCTCCCGGCTGAGCTTTGCTACGATGGGCCGGAGCTGGTTGATCTTGGGGAGATTGGTTAGGGCCACGCTCTCGATCCTTGCCACCTTGCGGCCCTCCTTTACGGAGGTGACCCAGAAGACAGGGGAAAAATATCTGTACTCCTTGTCCTTAAGGTATTGCTTTGCACGCTCGGTCCATTCCACTACGGCCCAGAGTCCACCCTTGCCACGATCCACCAGACGCTTGATCCAGCCTGCTGCAGGGGCCTGGACGTCTTTAAGCGTCTGATGCTCGTAATCAATTACCATGTCGTTTCCGCGGCGGCGGAAGTGCGCGATGACAGAGGCAATGGATTCCTCGTCCACATATGCCGGGGGCTCTCCCTCGATATCGATTCTGCCGTAAGGCAACAGTTGAAATTCAGTGGGTACGTCTTTTATTTCTTTTAGAATTTCGATTATCATCTCGTCCCTCCTACAATATGTTCGAGCAGCGCCTGACGAATCTCGTCCCAGTCCTCCCGCTGGACCATGAGAAACGGCCTTGCCGGGATATCGCCCCAGGGGAGCCTGGCGGTGCGCTCGTGCTGGCGAACCCTGACCTTTTTGCCAGATCGGGTCCTGCGGTGCTCGCGGACGGTAAAGGTAAAGGCGCCAAACGAGCCCTTCTTTGCCCCGAACTGGTGAACCGCAGCATATACTTTGTCGGTGCCAACAACCGCTCTATCCCTGTAGGCCTTCCAGTGTATGGAGCCTGCCAGACCGCCTGCAAAACCCTGTCTTATGAGGATCCTGCCCCCTTTTCGCCTTGCCAGGGTGATTGGGGAGAGCGGTTTCCAGCGAGGCCGGCCGCCCACCTCGAAATTACGGAGCACCGAGGTGCGGACCGTCTCGCCTATTATCCTCATGGCCGGGGTGAGGTCGGCCATGCGGCGCTGTATCCTGGACAGCAGGTCGCGGATGCCGCTGTCTTCGATCTTTACGTTTAGAGATACTGCCACTTGACTTTTTCCCCGTGTTTTGCTATGTTTAATTTAACGATGGCTCCGGTATGAGCCGCGGCCTCTATGCCGGTGCCGGGAGCCCGCCCTGCTGCGGAGGGAGCGAGGGCCCTACCTGGCCCATATCAGCTTGCCCCGTCTTTGCCTGTTCAAGTACTTGAAATCCGAAGTCGGAACCATTGTCCATGCCTCCATGACGCCATTTTTAGACTGCGCCACAAGAAGCACACCTCGATTCTTGTCCAAACGCACTGCCTTGATAATTCGGTGTCTCAAAACTACCTTGCCGGTACCCTTATGCCTCTCGAAGCTCAGCCAAATCTCATAGGGATCTTGCAAGGCTTCGGGCAAAAAGGGCAGAAACCCCGATCTTTTAAGGTCAACGTGTTCGGCCAGGCTCGATGCGTTTACCAGCACATCGTATCGGAAAGAGCCACTGTGGAACGAGAACACCTTTTCTTCGCCACCCAGCACTCTTTTGATCGCCTGCGCCGCTGCAGAAACTGTGTTCAATGTGGGCCCCACCTTGGCTTTTGGTGTATCCACCCGGATTTTGGCGGGCCTTGCTTCCGTCTCCCATGAGCCCGGGGTCAGCCTCTCCCACGCCCTTGCGCCCTGGGCGCGCCAGGCGTCCATAGCGTCTTTTGAGATCTTCCTCCCCCAGGCCGTCTTACCCGGGTTATACGCCCATCCGGGATCAATGCCGTTGGGTATCTTCAGGACCTCACCCGTGTCCGGGTTGGTCCACTTATAGTAACCGTCATCGGGCCGTGTTTCCTTGATGTCCACACCCTCGCGCTTCAGTCTTTCCACCTCACGGGCGGAATGGCTCACCACCCCACACTTTCAGCCCCAGCCGTTGGGCGGGTAATGGGTCTCCCACCAAGGGTCGTCAGCGGGCAACACCACGTTGTACCAACGCATGTGCTCGGGCCGGGGATCGGCAGAGCTGGACGCCACATATCGCCACAGAGGGCGGGCCATTAGCACATCCGGATCAGTCATTTGCTTGTAGTGGCCGCTATGGTAGGCCACGGAAAGATTCGTGTTGAAGATCACCGCTGTCCTCCATGCCTTGCCGCCCTTGTATTTCCAGCCGTGGCGCTGGACAATATCGCTGAAATTCTCGCGGAATTCTTTTAGTGTAGTTCCTTCCGATATACCGCTGTCCACCGCCGCGCGCAGATCGGCCAGGAGCTCTGATTTCATGGCGCCAGCCACCACAAAGGCACGGGAGTGCATGCCTTCCCACAGGTCGCGCCACGTGCGGGTGGGAAGGTTGACCTTCCGGCGGAAGTATTTGATCGCCTCGCCAAATGGCAAAGCCATGTGCTCAGCGCTTGGTAGCATCGAACCTCCCCGAAAGCTCGGCCAGCGTGAAGGCCTTATGCATGAGATTGCCCAGATCCGACTCATCCATGTCTGAATAAATATCGAGCAGGCCGTCCCGGAACTCCTCTAAGGACGAAACAGAGTTGAGGAGCCGCTCTACAGGGGCCGTGAGAGCGTCAAATCTGGCCTCTGAGAGCGTTTTTCGCTCCAACGAATATAAAACATCGGCCGGGCCTTCTTTCGTCGATTCTGGGGCTGATTTGGCCGTAATTTGCTTCATTGCCGACGGCCCGCCTTGCGGTGTGATAACAGTCTCGCCCGCCTTCGGCAGCGGCACACCAAAGCGCTCGCTCACGTGCTCGGCCGATACGGGCTGGCCCATCTCCACGAGATTCTTGTAGACCTCGGACAATTGCTTGAGGTCCTCGGGCTTCTGGAGCCGAAACCGGAACCAGGGGACCGGGGTATCCCAGCCGAAATTGAAGCCCACGAGCGGCCGCAAAAGCTGCATGCGCAGCGTGTCGGCCAGTGACCTGGCGTCGGACTTCACCAGGTCGAGCCGCACCTCGTTGTGCGTCTTACTCGCTGCATAGGAACCTCTCTCGCCGACGTCACTGGTCAGCGTGCCACCCACGATTGCTTTTGAGATTTCGCGGTTGCAGAAGTCAGTCAGGGTCTCATACACCAGCTTGCCGCTTGCGCTCTTGATCGTCTCAATGAACTCGATCTCCGTGCTCTTTGAAATAATGCCCGCCGCATCGCTGCCCAAAGAACGGATGGCCGCCACTAGGGCGTCTTTGTCCTCTTTACTGGCGCCAGGGTCGTATTTCCCGAGCCGAAGCGGCATACCGAACACCTCGCTGAATGCCACCCAGTCCTTGATGCAATAATTCTTGAAAAGATACATCCAGGCGCATACCCGCAGCATGCCGGCGCGGGTGTCATAACCGCTTCTGGCCTTGTGGCGGTGGTATATGACCTTGAACGGAGGTATCTCTTCGCCCGTGGGGTGGCCCTCTGTTATAAGGCGGGGGTGCATGGTCTCGGTAAATACCAGCCTTTTCTGGTGGATCCACTTAAGCGCCGTAATTATTGCCTTTCCGGATACCGTGTCCCACACGATTTCCGAGACGGCAAAGCCCTTGCCGACGGCATCGAGCAAATCAAAAAGAGAATCCTCAAATGTGGGCATGGAATAGATCACGTCGCGGCAGAAGTCGCAGGCTTTGTCGGCTTTAGGCTTGCTGCGCCGCTTTGCGCCCTTGAGGCCTTCTTCATAGGGCATGATCTCGAAGTCCAGGGCATTGACCGCATTTTTGCGTTTGAGCAGTTCGGCAGAAAGGTGTGTGTCCTTCTCCTCCATCTCCTCGAAAAGTTCTGCCTGGTTATATACGTCTCCTTGGTCCGCCTCTTTGAAGATGCGCGCCAGACGCACGGCCGTGAGACCCTCCGAAGGGTACCCACTCCAGCGGTCGCGTATTGATACAACCGCAATCTCTCGCCGCTCGGGGCGTGTGCTCGTCGTTATTTCTCTGCCGAACTGGTCCAATATGGCCATCAGTATGCTCCCCTTGCATCGCCAAAGCGGCGCTCGATTACCGATTCGTATTCCACGGGGCCAGAAGGCTCAAACTTGTACACCGCATATACAGCCAGGGCTCCTGCAACAGCAGAGTCGCCGTGGCGCTTTTTCTTGTTTTTGCCTTCTTTTCGAATGTCCGGGACCTTCGGTACTCCCCGGATCTTCTTGATAGCCCTGTTGTCGTCAATGATGTCCGAGTGCCGCGGAAGCATTATCGTCCTGTCTTCAAAACATGCCCGGTAGCGGGGCATATTCTCACGGTACCACGCGTCCGAAAGCATTACCTGCTCGATACGGTATGAGCCGTATTTCTGCATGGCTACTTCCGCCAGGTACTGCCCGTTTCCGCGGGCATCGAATGCTCCACCCGAGAAACGGGGAAGCCGGTCGCAAACATAAAAGAGTATCTGTTCTTGTTGCCGAAACGGAACGTTCCACAACTCCGCCACGAAAGGAGCGCGGAGAATCGTGTCCGGCCGCTGCTGAAGGGGCACAAGCGCAGTCATATCCGCCAGCCTTCCGAAATCCTCACCAATGTATGATGGCCACGGCTCAAGGTCTTCCAGAATGGGCGCCAGCACGTCTTCGCACCAGTCCCTGGTTTCCGCCCGCCTAATATGCTCTGGGCTCTCGCCAAAATCTGGCGTCTGCTCGTAGCGCACTATCGGAATCTCAGGATCGAGACACGCCTCGATGAGCATTCTCGAAAGGTACGTTCCGCTTCCCTGTGAAGGTATACAGAATAGCTCTTCGTCGGCATCTTCGCCGTAGAAGTCTATGAGTTCCTGGCGCCACGCCTGTTCGTCCTCTTCCCTGTAGGGCTTGCCGAGCCGCAAGCATATTCTTTCATACAGTCCCTGTGCCAGGGCATCGTCGAGCGTTGTACGGTGGAGGCTATATGGCTTCTTGCCCGCCCGGATGTCATTGATCAGCTCGTTGAATGGATTGTCATCGCCATCGTGGGTTGAGATCACCACCACCCGGCCACCCCACATGAGCATGGCAATGGCGGCCTTGAGGAGACCGGCCAGGTCGTCATGAAATGCCGCTTCATCAACTACTATTTTGCCTTGTTTGCCGCGCAGATTTGCGGGGCGGGAAGAAAGAGCCACGATCTTGAACCCTGAATCGAAGCGGAGGCGGAAGGCAGCGATGCCTTTACGCTCTTCTCCGTCCTCGAACACAAATTCTTCAACGCTGGATGCCGCCAGGCTATAATGCCTGGCCCAGTCGGCCGCATCCTCGATGAACTCGAGGGCCATGTCGCGGTTATACCCGATGTACCATACGTCCATGCCATGTTCTGATGCAGCGAGAAGGGCATCTTCGCCGGCCTCGGCCCAGGAGATGCCGATACGCCGCGACTTCTCGTATACCTTGACAGGGCTGTCGTCTCCTTGACAGGGCTGTCGTCTGCCACCCAGCGTTGCTGGTAGGGCAGAAAGGCTGCCGGCGTCCTCAAGCCCCGGTTCTCTTTTGGCATGGGGCCTTTCACGAGATTCCCAAGATCCTCCGCCTGATGTCTTCCACGGTCTCATCAGAAAGCCCGCGCTTCCTGACCTCGGGCTCCCTGTACCTGGCCTTCATCTCATCAATAAGCTCCAGAGCTTTTTTCATATCCTTGATCGCCGAAAGCGTCAGGGCCCCGGGTTGCGATAACATCACATTGAGCCTGTGCTCCACAGCCTCCTGGAGCGCCTCAATCGCGTCCTCGGGCGTGCGGATCTCTCGTGCTTCGCTGACTCCCGGGCTCTCCGTTTCTCCGCTCCCCGACTTCCCGGCCGCCGCTTCCAGCCGCGAAACCGCATATACATCCTGGGGATCCAGGCTCTGAAGGGCCTTGGCGATCAGGCGCTTTCTTAAGAGCACGGTGTTCCGCTTGATTTCACCTAACGCCTGCCTATATTCCCTCCGCTTTCCCCTCCAGTTCTCTGCCGCAGACCAATTCTTGAGCTGGCTCACAGATACCCCGGTTTTTTCTGCCACCTGCTCAAAGGTTAGGCCGTCCACGATGTATAGTTCTTCCGCGTATTCCCTAGTTTCCCATTTGATCTCTTTACCCACGATTGCTCAGGGCCTTTCTGATGGCTTTAATCTCTCTGAGGATGCTCTCGTATTCGACATGCAGGCTTGCCATTTCAAGGGCCTGCTCCGCCGCCACTTCGACACGTAATTCGGCAATGTCTTCGAACGGGTCAAGGATGTCTCTTATGGAGTCTCGTAGACCCTCAATACGAAGCCGAAGTTTCTTCGCATCTAATTCTTTCTCGGCCAATCGGCCCTGAAATTTCAGCCGCTCAGTCATGCATAACTCCTTTCGCCTGTTTTTCTAGCCTGACCATCGGGCAGAACTGGTTCTTCTCTATGTCATCAGCGAGATGAGTGACTGCCTGAGTGTTCATGATTACGACTTCCTTGAGGTCCCTCGCCAGGCCCCTGTAGTCTTTCACGAGTTCTACGTTGTTCTCGTACATTCTGCGGATTTCGGCAACGTCTTCCTTGTAACTTTCGAGGATCTTTCGTATATTTTTGGAGTCCACCCACCAGACCATCATCACAAGTCCAGCAAAGCCAAAAGTTTTGAAAACCTCCATCAGTAGGTGGAGGCTGACCCCCTCCATCATTTCCCTCCCGTGATTATGCTAACCATCTTGTTTGTCATGCCCCGCTTCTCGGCAGACCGCCCGACTATCCAGACACCACAAACCCCTGTCCACGCCCACCAAAACTCAGCAGGCAGTGAAAGACCCGGCAGCTTTTCCTTTGTGATATATGCGATGATCGGGAAGACAACATGAACCAGGAAGATAAAGAAAAGCCCAGCGTAAACTAGGGTAGGGCGGGCGCGCTTTGTAAACTTGTCCCCTTGCTGCATTTCAGACACGATGATGGATTTTTGCGCTTCAATCAGTGCATTGTCTCGTTTTTGCAGCATCTTCTGAATCTGTATCTGGGCCTGGGCCTTCTCCGCATCCGTCATTTTTGGTGGAAAAAAGCGCTGCACCAGAGTTGATGCAAAGTCGGCTACAGATCCGATACCTGTCAGATCAAAGCTCATTTTCTCCTTCCCTCCCCACAAAAATTGCCCTCCACAGCCGGTCGTAGGCCCTGAAAATCCAGCTACGCCGCAGCCAGCACCAGACGTGAAGCGGGTTTGTATGATGCTCTATCCTGCGTCGGAATGAGACAGTTGCCATCGAAATAGCTCCATGCTGAACCGCTTGCCGGGGCATGACTTGTAGGGTGCAAACTCCCTGTGGCCCCGGACGTTTTCTCTGGGGATATCAAATACATTCATGAGACACCTAACCAGTTTTAGCCCCATGTCCCATTGCTCGGCCGGCGGGGGCACGATATCGAAATTGCCGACAAAGCAGATCCCGAGCGACCGCCTGTTCATCGCGCGCTGCCTGCAGTGAGCACCAACTTCATTCATCATGCGGCCGAGCAAAATCTCATAACCTTCGCCGATTTGCTCGATGCCGAAATGATAGCCAATGTCCCGCCAACCCAGTTTCTGCGTGTGATAACGCCTGATCGCATCCCAGGAAACGGTCTGGCCGTCTGCCGTCAGGCTGTGGTGAAGGATGATGTATTCGGGTTTCATTCCGTGCATTCCCCAACGGCCTCCTAAAAAAAACGCCCGACCAACCTCATTGAGATCGATCGGGCGCTCAGGCCGCTACAACTTAAAAACTTATGTGGGCGCTCAGGCCGCCAGCTGTCTATTAACTTTATTATCTAAAAAGTTTCTTATAATGTCAAGACTTTTTACGTATATCTCGAAACGCCTTGCATCGCGGGCACCACTTCCTGATAATTACCTCCCCTTGAACCTTCTTCCACTCTCCAAAGACTTTGCCGCACACCGGGCACACAACGGGATCTTTATATTTCTTACCCGCCATCAAATCAACCCCTTCGCTTTTGCCAACCACTCCGGGATCGTGATGGTCATCGCCGTGATTCCCGTCAGTACCGGCGCGTTATAGTCATAGTCTATGAGCTGAGATTTCGGCAACCATACGTCCCGATCCCCGTCATTGACCAGGATAGCCAGCTCCGTCTCCGCCTCGATGGTTACGTCAACCTCGACGCCCTCACTGTTTCTTTGCCGCCTCATGCCTCCTGACTATCGCCTTTAAGGCCTCAATAGCTTTATGCGCGTCCGCAAATGTGAGCATCCTCAGATCCGACCGCCCAAACCGGTTTTTCAAAAACCCCCGTAATGCCGCACTCCGCTTGCCCTCGCCGTTCTTATTCCAAAACCACTCCAGGGAATCCCAGTCGGCCTCGATCCTGGCAAGCTGGGCAGCAGTAGCCATGCCGGGCCGGTGGCCGAGTTTTGCCCATTCATCTAAGTATCCCTTATACTTGCTTTGAGCCTTCAGCTTTGAGCTATGAGCTTTAAACCCTTGCCTCTCAAGATAAGCCATCACCGCCCGGAAACCGCCAATATCCAACTGTTTGGACGACGAAACCCCGGCACATCGGAGCAAAATGTCATAGTAGTTGTCCTCCAGCCCAAGGCTTCTGATCGCAAACCTCAGCAGCCTCATCTGCCTGACGTTAATCCCTCTTTTTTTCTGTGCTCTGGCAGTCACCGGCTTCTCCTTCCCTGTCATTCTTTCCCACATCTGGTGTTCGTGACTTCATATCCAAACCTGTCCACCAGCTTCCTCTTCGCCCCGATCACGAGCAGCCTTTCTCCCGGCCACGACTCGACCACGCGCCGGTCAACCGATTTCGTAACCCGGATCGCCTCTGTCCAGCCTTGCTCTTCGATCTTCACGAGAGCGTCCCTGGGGATGGTGGTCTTGAGTTCCTTGGTGTGTGTGAGAATGCCGGTAGGAAGCGTTACCTTGTCCGCCCCCCCGAAGATCTCCGCGGTCCTCGACTTCATCAAGGATCTGATTTCTTTCTCTTTTTCTGCCAGAGAGTCCATAAACGGTTTGAGCTGCTCGCCATAGCGCGCGGTGATGCGCTCTATCTGCTCGTTTGCTTCCTTCTCAATAAAGCCGATTTGATATTTTAAAGCCGCGATCTCACCCAATAGTTTCGTAGCCCTGGCTTTATCCGGTTGCATGGCCATCCTCCAGGTTCAGTTTCATCTGCCCGAGCAGTTCCGGCAGCGACTTCCTTTCCATCTTCGCAACCCTGGCCAGGATCTTCAGCGCACGGCGCTTCTGGCGATCCCGGTAATCGGCGAACTCACTCCCCACGCCAATGAGCCAGTAGCCACCTCCGTTCGAGCTCGGCCGTGAGCCGATAGGCACGCCTTCATTGCGCAGCGCCGTAACGATGGTGCGCAAGGGTCGCGTGTCATTGATTTTGTTGTTCCACTCTTTATCAAAGACTTGCTCGTATAGCTCGCCTGCACCAATGATGTTATGCTCGCCAATATGGTGGCTGAGCACGATCATCAGCTTCGCCTTATAGGTTTCGATGTCTTTCATACGCCCTCCTAACCCGGAACCGGGAACGCCAATTATCTTGCCTTGAACGAAACTAAGGCACTTTACTTGCCCTGCTTGATCCGCCACCAGTAAAA